AAACATCTAAGATGGGCAAGGTAGTATCTGGTGGGAATAAGCCTCATGGTGAGCACACAATCCAGAAGAAAGGTCATACCCAAGCCGCTCAAATCAAGATGGCTGGTAGACGTATCATATGATGGCCTCACGCGGCATGGGTGATATCAGCCCTGCTAAGATCAAGAAGATCAAGAAGCGTGATGGAAACTCACCTGTTACCCTATATAAGAAGGGTGGCAGGATTGGGTTATTTGCTAACATGCATGCTAAGCGTAAGCGCATAGCATCAGGTTCTGGCGAGAAGATGGGCAGGTAATGGCTAAGACTGAAGCTTGGCAGCGGAAGGAAGGAAAGGCTGAGAGTGGCGGCTTAAACGCTAAGGGTAGGGCTTCTTATAATAAGGCTAACCCAGGCAAGCCAGGGCTAAAGGCTCCGCAGCCAGAAGGTGGTAGCCGTAAGAAGTCATTCTGTGCCAGGATGTCAGGCTTAAAGAAGAAGCTAACTTCTGCTAAGACGGCAAATGATCCAGATAGCCGCATTAACAAAAGTCTTAAAAAATGGAAATGTTAGATGCCATATACAGTAGCCACATCAACATTTAACCCAGCACTCAATGAGCTTATAGAAGAAGCCTTTGAGAGATGCGGCCTAGAGCTGCGTACTGGTTATGACTTTAGAACAGCTAGGAGAAGTCTTAACTTCCTGCTTACTGAGTGGGCTAATCGTGGCATAAACCTGTGGACTATTGAGCAGGGTACAATCCCATTAATACAGGGTCAAATTACTTATGACCTTCCAGAAAATACTGTAGACCTCATTGAGACTGTGATCCGTACCAGCCCAGGTCAAGTAAGCAACCAGACAGATTTGAACATTAATAGAATTAGTGTATCTACCTATTCTACAATCCCAAACAAGTTAACTCAGGGGCGGCCCATTCAGATATACATTAACCGTAGATCTGGACAGACAACTAATGTGCAGGGTGCGGTCCAGCAGGTCCCACAAGTCACTGTGTGGCCTTCACCTAGTCAGGGTACAGTAGAGACACCATATTATTATTTAGTGTACTGGCGGCTGGTTAGGATGCCAGATGCGGGCAATGGTATTAATGTGGAAGGAATTCCATTTAGATTCCAGAACGCTATTGTTTGTGGTCTTGCATATATGCTGTCAGTTAAGCTTCCTAATGCAATTGATAGAGTACCAATGCTGAAAGCGCAATATGATGAGGCATGGCAATTGGCTGCTGATGAGGATAGAGAGAAAGCGCCACTGCGGTTTGTTCCGCGCATGATCACATACAGATAAAATGGCTAGTAAGTACGCATCAGCTAAGAATTCAATAGCGGAGTGTGATCGCTGTGGGTTCAGGTATAGGCTTAAAGAGTTGCGTAGGCTTACAATTAAAACAAAGATATCTAGTATAGAAGTATGGTCGCAATCTAGCCCGTGCTATGTATCAGGAGGGTAAATAATGGCTAAGGCATGCGGTTGCGCTAAATTCAATGGCCCAGCATCTGAGTATGCAAAGCCACATACAATGTCTGGTGGTCCTTACATCCCTAAGAAGATGAGAGATCCTAACCTTCTTAAAGCTACTGAGTTGGGTCCACGCGAAGCGGTTCCTCGTGTAAGCGCAGGAGATCCAGGTAAGAATGATGTTAAGACTTCTGGTATTAAAATGCGTGGATATGGTGCCGCAATTAAGGGGACCATGTCTAGAGGCCCAATGGGCTAGGAGTTAGTAAAATTAACTATACTCAGCTTACTGACGCGATTAAGTCTTATACAGAAAACTATGAGCAATTGTTCATAGACTATATCCCTACGTTTGTCCGTCAGGCAGAGACTAGGATATATAATAGTGTTCAGATTCCAGCGCTGCGTAAGAATGTAACTGGTACGGTAACGGCTAATAACCAATATCTGTCAGCTCCTTCAGATTTCTTAGCAGTATATTCAATGTCAGTTATAAATAACACAACCCAGGCATATGAGTACATGCTGGATAAGGATGTGAACTTTATAAGGGCTGCATTCCCCATTAAGACGGATACAGGGATGCCACAGTACTACGCTTTATTTGGCCCTACTACCACTAATACAGATCCAGCTGTAGTAACTACTGAGCTGTCCTTTATTGTGGGCCCAACTCCTGATGTTCAATATTATGTAGAGCTGCACTACTACTACTATCCAGAGTCTATAGTCACAGCAGGCACTACTTGGCTAGGAGATAACTTTGATCCAGCATTATTCTATGGCTCTTTAAGAGAGGCTTACCTGTTTATGAAGGGTGAGACAGATCTAATTGGTAATGTAGAAGCTAAGTACGCAGAGGCTATGGGTCAACTCAAACGTCTGGGTGATGGTCTAGAAAGGCAGGATGCATACAGATCAGGTCAAGTTAGGGTTAAAATAACATGACCATAAGACAGGGACTAACTACAAGCTTTAAAGAGCAGATACTAAATGGTGTACATGACTTAGAGACTGACTCTTTGTACATTGCATTGTATACTGCACTTGCATCATTAGATGAGACAACAACCATATATACAGCCACTAATGAAATTACAGGTACTGGATATGTGGCAGGAGGAAAGTTGATAACTAATGTAACAGTAAAGTCTGCAGATGGGGTTGCATATGTTGACTTCAGTAACCCAACTTGGAATCCAGCCTCATTTACGGCAAGAGGTGCATTAATATATAATTCCAGCAAGGGGAATAAATCTATAGCTGTTTTGGACTTTGGTTCAGATAAGACTACAGTAATAGAATTTGTTATAACTTTACCACCAGACGAAGCATCATCAGCAGTTATTAGAATTGCTTAAAGGAGCCTCAAATGATTTCAAATAAATTAGTTTCTACAGATAAAGTGGGTGCATGTGTTCTTCAAAGTGGCGCAACAACTTCAGCTGCAGGCGGAGCTGGCGTATTTACCATTCAGTGTTTTGGTCAAGATGGTAATCTGAAGTGGGAAGAGAAGAATCATAATCTAGTTGTCAATGAAGGTCTTAAAGACATGAATGACAAATACTTTTCTGGATCTGCCTACACCGCAGCTTGGTATCTAGGTCTGATTACTGGTCCAGGTTCAGGTACAACCATTGCTGCGGCAGATACCTTAGCTTCGCATACAGGTTGGACTGAGTACACAGACTACACAGGAAACCGTCAAGCTGTAACTTTTGGCGCAGCAACTCTTGCTGATCCTTCAGTTATCAGCAACTCAGCTTCACCAAATGCGTTTATTATTACCGCACCTGGTGGTACTGTTGCTGGTGCTTTCTTAGCTTCAGTGGCTACTGGTTCATCAGGCATTCTGTTCTCAGCTTCTGACTTCCAATCCCCTGGTGATCGCGCTGTAGTTGCTGGTGATACCTTGAATGTTACTTATACATTCAGCCTTGACGCTGCATAAGGAGAGACAAATGGCAACAAAATTTACTAAGGGTCAGAACGTAAAAGTTCAATTAGCAGTCCCTAAAGGTCCAGTACAGGGTCTGCGTATGACGGAAGATGGTGAGTTCTTCTACAATATAGAGTGGACTGATGCTGAAGGTAATAAGCAAAATCGCTGGTTTCCAGAAGCTGCTTTAACCGAAGCGTAATGTGTTTGGAATCTCATCATTTGCAGCTGCACCATTTGCTTCACTAGCAGGAGCTTTTCTAAATGCTGAAGTTAGTGAATCAACTTCTGCATCAGACTCTATTATAGGAAGTCCAGTAATTCCTGGAATGGTAAATGAGTCCAGCATTGCATTAGATGTAGTAATAGCATTTGCTGGTTTCAACTCTGCTATAGATGAGTCTGCAATAGCTTCTGACCAAGCATCTGCAATTCAAGTATTTACTTCTACCATACAAGAGTCTGCCGCCGCACAAGATCAGACCTCCTCATCAGGAGAGCTAAGCGGCATTATTCTAGAATCACTTATAGCTTCTGATGTAGTGGCTGCTCTAGCTGAGATGAACTCTGCTGTTATAGAGGCTGTCTCTGCTTCTGATGTTATATCTGCTCAAGCCATATTTGGAGTTTCTGTAATAGAGCAGGTAACAGCATCTGAACAAGTATCAGCAATAGAAGTATTTGCAGTTAGCATACAGGAAAGCGTTACTGGAGCTGACCAAGTAGAATCAAGCTATAGTATTGGAAGCTTAATACAAGAGTCTGCCACTGGGTCTGACGCTGTAGAGGCGTTAGCATATCTAAATAGTTTTGTTACTGAAGGCGCTACTGCTTCTGATGCTATTGATGGCATGGCGGCGTTTCATTCAAGTATACAGGAGCTGGTTAGCTCTTCTTCATCTACGTCTACTGCCGCTGATTTTGTAGCCTCAATTAATGAACTTGCCCAGGCTTTGGATTCCACTGCAAGCAGTCCTCTCTGGCAGGTAATTAATACCTCAGAATCCGCCACTTGGAATACAATAAATACTTCAGAAAGCGGAACTTGGAGTACAATAAATACATCAAGCACAAGTGGTTGGCAAGTGATAAAAACTCAACCATAATAGGGACATATGGCGCTCATCTTAGCTGACAGAGTAAAAGAGACTTCCACCACTGCAGGTAATGGCACATTCACGCTTGCTGGAGCCGCTCCCGGCTTTCAATCCTTTGCTGTAATTGGCGATGGAAATACCACCTACTACTGTATCGCAGGGCAAGGGACTAATGAGTGGGAGGTAGGCATTGGAACCTATACGTCTTCTGGTACTACCCTAGCCCGTACTACAGTTCTATCTAACAGTTCAGCAACAGAGCCAACAGCACTAGTATTCTCCGCTGGGACCAAAGATGTATTCGTTACTTACCCTTCAGAGAAGTCAGTCAATCTGGACGCATCAGGCAATGCAACTGCATTGGGTACTCCAGTAGCCT